AATGAAGCATCAAGCCGGGCCGGAAAGCCCGGTGAGTGATGAGCCGGGTCGCACGTTGGTTGCCCGATGCGAACGGGCCGCGTCTGGACCGGGGGCAGCGTTGGAGGGCAAGCATCTCGCTATTTGCGCGCTGGGGCCGAGCCTGAACACGTTTGTTGATATTACCAAGGTACTCGGCGGCGCAGTTGGCTATTGCGATGAGGTGTGGGCGATCAACGCCGCTGCTGGTTCGGTGGTTTCTGATCGCATGGTGCATATGGACGACCTGCGGGTGCAGGAAGCCAGGGCCGCAGCCAGGCCGCAAAGCAACATCGCGCACATGCTGCGCTTTATGCAGACGTATCCTGGGCCGATCATCACCAGCCATGTTGATGATGACTTGTTGACCCGTTACCCAACGCTGACAACGTTTCCGTTGCAAGACGTAGTGAATGACCTGAACCTGCCCTACTTCAACAATACGGCGGCGCACGCGGTCGCGCTGGCGATTCACTACAAGGTAAAGCGCATTAGCCTTTTCGGCGCCGATTATTCCTATGAGCATTCGCACTATGCCGAGCGCGGGCGCGGGTGCGTAGAATACTGGCTCGGTGCTGCAAGTCAGCGGGGCATTAAAGTCACGTTGCCAAGCAGCACGGCAATGATGGATGCCCTAGAGCCGTTGCAGAACAAGATTTATGGCTATGACGGTTACGACTTGAGCCTGGAAGAAGACGGCAAGACGATCCGCATGGAGCCGCGGGCAGAACTGCCCAGCGTCGAGGAAATCGAGCGGCGCTACGATCACACGCGACCGACCAACGAACTGGTGCGGCGGGAGACTGGCAAATGAGGGCCGAGGTGATAGCGCCTAACGGCTTCCGCTGCGCGCCAAAAGGCCATACGATTGTGACGTTCAAGCTAGGCGCAATCATCGAGGGCAATGCGGCAATCTGGGCAGTTGATGCCGGCGCAGCCGTTTGGTTGCCAGCAGAGAATGACCGAGAAATCAAAGTGGTGACAGCGCCAGAGCGCAAGCGGCGAGGTCGGAGGGCAAAGCGTGAGCAATAAGGCAGGCATCCCGCGCCCCAAAGTGCAGGGCTTTGCCTTGGTGCGTGACAAATATGGGACGATTAAGGCCGACGGTGATCCTAACCGTTGGCCGGATGAAGTGAAAGCCAGCCTGACCGACGAGGAAAGGCAATATCTAGGAGTGAAAAGCGATGGCTGATTTACGGCAGAGCCTGGCAGAACTGGAAACAGTTGAAACCAAGTTGACCAAAGCGCAAGCGCAAGTCGCGCGCCTATCTCGGCGCAAGGGCGAAATTATGCAAGAGATCGCGGCCGAGAAGGCCGCGCTGGCTGACGCCTCCGCAAAGGCCGATGCAATCCTGGCGAAAGGGTAAGGACTATGGCGATTCTTGAAACTCCAACTCGCAATGCCGCCGCTGATGCAGTGGTTGATCTGGTCGATGCCGGCGCGACGGCAGGCAACGGAACGCTAGTGTTCCAGACCGCGACCGATGCGGCGGTGGCAACGCTAACATTCTCGGCCACGGCGTTCGGCGCGGCCACGGGCGGCGTTGCCACCGCGGCCAGCATCACCAGCGATACAAACGCGACTGGTGGCACTGCTGCCCAAGCATCTATTTTCGACAGCGACTCGACGAAAATTCTTGAGGCGACTGTCGGGACGACCGGCGCAGAAATCAATCTCAGCAGCACGACCATCGGCGCGGGCGACACGGTCAGCGTGTCGTCGCTTACCGTGACCATGCCGGCTAGCTAGCGTCATGGCGGCTGTCACCCACGCTAACCGTGCTCGTATGACTACCGCAACATCCGGCACAGGCACGATCACGCTAGGCTCTGCGGAGAGCGGGTTTCAGACGTTCGCCGCTGCCGGCGTCAGCGATGGCGACGTGGTCCGCTACACCATCGAGGATGGCACCGCCTGGGAGATCGGCACTGGCACATACACGGCATCCGGCACGACGCTTTCGCGCACGCTTTCGGAGAGTTCGACCGGCTCGCTCCTGAGCTTAAGCGGCAGCGCTACGGTCTTTGTCACGGCGGCGAGCGAGGATTTAGGCGGGCTGGTTTTGCTGGCCGTGGAGACGGTTACTACTGCCGTTTCCGCCATCGATATTGATATCCCTGCCGGGTACACTCGATTTAAGTTGTGTATTGATGATCTGACAAACAGTGTATCTTCGACCGGCGCACAGACGCGGGTCACGCTTTCTACCGACGGGGGAAGCACGTTCATTTCTAGCGGAGATCATAAGATTCTGTCACAAGGTGTGCAGTACGGATATACCAACGTGTCTTGGACTTCTTCCACCGGCGTTCCATTTTTAATTGCGATCCAGACATTCAGCGGCACAAACGCACCACAAAGCGCCGTTCATGAGATCACCGTTTCAGATGATGTTTTCGTGATGCAGGGCTTTTATGATTTTGACGATAGCGCGGCATTTATCAGCAACCGCCGCGAGATGACAGCTCGCGTTGACACAATTCGCATTAGTCAAAGCAGTAATAATATCGCAACTGGTCGAATCGCTCTCTATGGTTACAAGGAGACAATTTAATGGCAGCGGTTCTAAAAAACGGGCAGATTCTGGAGGTTCCAGATTGGAACGAGCCGCAGCTAATCCCTACAGCCGATATGGTCAAGCAGGAAGCAGGCCGCCGCATCCTTGCCATTGCACCTGATTACCGGCAGCGCAATCTCCTGGCCCGCTCGGTTGAACTCCTGCGCATTGGCGAGGCAAACCTGACGCAAGAACAGCGCGACGAACTCCTTGCGATGGAACTTATTTGGGAGACAATCAAGATAATCCGGGCGAAGTCCGATTTGCTTGAGTCAATGCAGCCGATCCCGTCGGATTATGCCGCCGATAAATACTGGACCTAATTCATGCTAGGCTTCGCTGCTCTCGCCTCTGCGCCATTGGCGGCGCTGCCAGCGGCAAAGCAATCAATTACCGGCACGGGTGCAATTAATCTCGGTTCGCTGTTGCTTGCCGGCTCTGGCACGGTGGGCGCAGCGCCTATTACCGGCACGGGTGCAATCACGCTGCCCGCTCTGACGGTATCGGGCGCGGCAGAGCGATCAATTACCGGCACGGGTGCAATTAATCTCGGTTCGCTGTTGCTTGCCGGCTCTGGCACGGTGGGCGCAGCGCCTATTACCGGCGCAGGCGCGGTCACTTTAGGCGCTATTGTGGCGGCTGGCATCGCCGAGCGGAGCGTCACGGCATCTGGCGCCATTACGCTTGCTGCGCTGACCGTATTGGGCGCGGGTACGATTGCCAGGGATGCGACAGGCTCAATCACGCTACCGGCTGCGGTCATTTCCGGCCTTGCCGAGCGAGTGATTCCCGGTTCTGGCGCAATCACGCTACCGGCTGCGAAGGTTGCCGGCCAGGCGGCGCGGGAAGTCACAGGCACCGGCTCGGTGACTTTTGCGGGCGTGGTTGTAAGTGGTGCTGGTAATGCCGGCGGCACTATCACCGGCACGGGCGCGCTGACGCTTCCGGCCGCATTGATCGCCGGCATTGCCGAGCAGTCGATTGCGGGCGCGGGCGCCCTGGTTCTGCCGACGCTGACGCTGGCTGGCGCGGCTGAAAGGGCGCTAACAGGTGTGGGCAATATCACGTTGCCCGCGGTTGACGTTGCGGGCGCTGCGGAGCGCACGATAACAGCGACAGGCACGATCACCCTGCCGGTAACAGTGATTGCGGGCATTGCTAAGGGGACGATTACCGGCACGGGTGCGCTGACCATCCCGGCCGCATTGCTTAGCGGCGCAGGCTTTCTGGGCGAGTTTATCACAGGGCGTGTTGTCTATGCCGGCGCGTCATTGACCACGAGCACGCTCGGCGGATCGGGTAACACCAGCACGCTCGGCGGATCAAGTAACAGCAGCACGCTCGGCACGATGGGGCCAAACCAGACGGCGGACGAGGAATAGATGGCTACTTTTCACATCAAAGAAGATGACGACTCGCCGACCATCAGCACAACGCTCAAGGACAGCGCCGGCACGGTCATCAACTTGACCGGCGCAACGGTCACGATCCGAGCCAAGCGCATCGGCAGCACGACGCGGGTGATTGATGGCGAAAGCGTGACAGTATCAAGCGCGACCGGCGGCGTGGTGCAATACCAACTGTCCACGACAGAGACGGCCACGCATGGCGTCTATCGGCTGGAGTGGGACGTGACCTATAGCGGCGGGCGCGTCGAGACCTTTCCGAATGAGGGGTACGACATAATGCAGATCGAGAAGGTGCTTTGATGCGTTTCTGGGACTATCGCGCCAATCGGCGAACCAGCGCACCTGCAATTGAGCCGATCACGATCCGCGAACTCAAGCAGCACCTTCGCATTGAGGACGACGGCGAGGATGAATATTTGGCCGCGCTGATTCAGGAATGCACGCAGGAACTGGAGGACACGACCGGCCTGGCGCTGATCACGCAGACCTGGCAGTTGACGCTGGATCGCTGGCCGACGCGCGGACGCGAGCCGTGGTGGGATGGCGTGCGCCAGGGCAGCATCGCCGAATTACATGGGCCAGCCAATGCAACCGACGTGCGCCTGCCGCGCTATCCGCTGGCTTCGATCACGTCATGCACGGTCTACGATGAGGACGGCACCAGTACGGCAGTCACGGTTGGCAGCACGTTTGACGTGGACACGGCAAGCCTGCCGGGGCGACTGACGCTGCAAGTCGGCGCGACCTGGCCGGTTGCCTTGCGAGCCAACAACGCCATTGAGATCGTCTACGTTGCCGGCTATGGCGCAGAGCCTGACGACGTGCCGACGCCGATCCGGCGCGCGATCCGGCAGCTTGCGGCGTTCGCGTATGAGCATCGCGGCGACGGTTGCACGCCAGCCGATGCCTATGTTGGCAGCGGCGTTGATAAGCTGATCCGGCGTTATGAGGTGCTGGAAGTCTGATGGCGCACCCGTCTTATCTCAATATTACCCGTCGCATTTTTACGGGTCTGACCAAAGTTAGCAAGTATGGGCCGCGTCGGCGCTAACACGGCGGATGTTTCAGCGTCTTTTAGCATCATTCTCAACAGCGGCGCTCCGCTTACGCAATCGAGCATCCCGCAGGAGAATTAACTTATGAAATGCTGTGATATGAACGCCGGCATGTTGCGGACGCCCGTAACATTTCAGCGGCGAACCCGCGTGGCCGATGGCGCAGGCGGCGCAACCGAAACCTGGGCCACGATCAGCGGCGCAGCTGCGCGAGCCTATTACAAGGCGCTGTCTGGCTATGAACGGTTCTTATCCAACCGCGTCGAGGCGCGGACCAGTGCTCGGGTCGTGGTGCGGTACTTCTCAGGGTTGCGTGAAGGCGACCGGGTGTTGATCGACAGCGAAGCGCACAATATCACGTTCATCAACAACCTTGAGCGGCGCAACCGCTGGCTGGAAATCGACATAGAGGGCGGGGAGGCTAGCTGATGGTGCAAGTTAAGCCGAGCATCGAAGGGCTGGCGCAAATGCGAGCCGCACTTGCTAGCCGGCAAAAGGAATTGGATGCCGCAATTCATGAGGCTGTGACAAAGACCGGCCTTTGGATGCACGGCGATATCGTCAAGCGCTACCAGCGCGGGCCGGCGTCTGGGCGGATTTATACGAAGTACAATCCGCGCCGCAAGCATCAAGCCAGCGCGCCAGGGCAAGCGCCGCAGACCGACACCGGGCGGCTTGCAGGCGGCATGACGTTCCGTCAGCTGCCCGATGGCGTTGAGGTTGTAAACCGTGTGAAATATGCGCGGGCGCTGGAGTACGGCCACAAGTACAGAACCGGCCAACGCATCTTGCCTCGGCCAGCATGGCGACCGGCGCAAGATCAAGCGCAGAAGATATTGGATAGCCTCATTCTCGACGTTATCAATCGGTTCACGCGATGAGGCCGGCAGAGATACAGCAGGCCGTCTATGACGCCGTAAACGTGTCGGCGGTCACAACGCTTCTGACCAGCGCCAGCGCGGAAACGCCGATCTGGACGATGGGCGCGCCGCAAGTGGTCGATGCCGAGGCGGCGGGGAACTTCCCCTATATCACGCTTGCATTCCTGACCGACGATGGCTTTACGACCAAGGACGACGCCGGCAGCGAAGCGCTTGTGCAGGTTGATGTATGGCACCGCACGCCAAGCGAACTCGCCATCAAGGCCATTGCGCGGCAGGTGTTCCTGGCGCTCCATCGGGTGACGCTTGCGGGCCTGACTGGCCACATCACCACGGAATGCACCGACATGGAGTTTATGACCGAGGACGACGGTGTTACCCGTCGCGCCATGGTCGAATTTCGGGTGGTCAGCCTAGGCTGACGCTCCAATGACCGCGAACGCGGCACAGATCAACCGGCAATCTCGAAAGGATCAAATAGATGGCCGCAGCAGCAGGGCGCAATATGCGCGTGCAATACAAAGCCGTTGCGTCGGCAGCATATGCCGACATGGCAGGCGCTCGTACCGATGGCTTCACAATCAGCAACGAGCATATCGACATTACCGACAAGGACGATTCCGGCGTTGTTACCTATCTCGATGACATTGGCCGCAAATCGTTTGAGATGACGGTGGAAGGCGTGCTCACAACCGGCACTTTCCTGGGCCTGGCCGCAAATGCTGGCGTCTCGGCGGCAAAGCACCTGTTTGCTTTTGACGTGCAGTCTCTCGGCACAATTTCCGGATCGTTTGTCATTAACTCGTTTGAGGGCAGCGGCGCGGATGGCGCAGAGGCGGCAACCTTCTCGATGACGGTTGCCTCCAGCGGCGCGGTGACTTGGACGGCGACCTAGTTTCAAGTTGCCGGTGATCGGGCGGGCGTATCATGCGCCCGCCTTTTTCCTATTGAGGGGTGCCCCTCAGAAAGTAGAGGCTCAAAATGGCGAGCGTATTCCGCGAGATCGAGATTGCCTATCAAGGCGAGATTTACCTCATCACGCCATCGGTGCGGATGCTTCGACGCATCGAGGGCGACGGTGATATCAACCTGCTGGGCGTGATTCACAAAGTCGGCACGCAAGCCGAATCCGGCGCGCTGCCCATCTTCGACCTGGCGACTATCGCTTGCGGTTTCCTGCGCGAGGCCGGCGCCAAGGTGAACGAAGATGACGTTTACGGCGAGATGATGCACGACCTTTCGCACAATGAAGCGCGGTGGATTATTTCATTCTGCGAAACGCTGGTAACGGCGATTAGTCCACCGGAGGATGCAACCGGCCCAAAGTTGCCAGCGGCTCCGGCCGCAAAGCCCAAGCGCACCCAGAAGCCGAAATAGAACCGATTGCCTGGAATGCGCTCTATCTCAATTGCGTTCGCGGGCTGGGCTTGGCGCCAAGTGAGTTTTGGTCGATGACGCTTGGCGAAGTGCTGCTATTGTTGCAACATCATCAAGATGACCAGCCGGGCAACTATCCCGGCAAACTGACAAGGCGAACGGTGCGCGAATTGCAGGACTGGATGGCGCGCGGCTATCCCAAGGAAGGCTAGAGCATGGCACTGCCCGAAATGCGCGTGAAGATTACGGCGGACACAACCGATGTCCAAACCGACTTCACGAAACTGAACCAGACGCTTGACCGGCTCGAAGATAAAATCGGGATGACGGTCAATGCGTCTGGCCGGTTGGTTGATAAGTTCGGGCAGACCAAGCGCGTTACCAAGAGTTTAGAGGAGGCAATGCAAAAGGCCGGCGTTAAGGCCGACGACCTGGCCGATGTTATGTTGCAAGTTCGCAACCAAGCAACTGGCCTTGGCCGCGCCATGAAGGTCGCCAACGATAACGTGCAAGTAGGCACAAACCGCCTAAGCGTTGCGACCTCAAGAAACCGCAATTTCGGCTTGGCGATGCAAAACGTCTCGTTTCAGGTCGCCGACTTTGCCACTCAGGTCGGCGCAGGCACGGCGGCCAGCGTTGCGCTTGGGCAACAGTTGCCGCAGTTGCTTGGCGGATTTGGCATCCTCGGCGCTGCGCTTGGCGCGGTGGTCGCGATTGCGGTACCTCTCACCAAGTCGCTAGTCTCGATGACAGAAGGGGCGAAACTGACCAGCGATCAATTCGGTTCTCTTGGGCCGGTCATTGTTGGCGTTGCTGATGCGTTTAAGTCGCTCAAGCCCGTCGTTGGTGAGGCGCTGGGCTTTTTGGCCGAGCATCTGGAAAAGGTGTTGCTTGGCGGCGCTGCTGTTGCGGCATTCTTTGCTGGCAAATGGGTTGCAAGTTTTGCCGCGGCCAGGATTGCCACCCTGACTCTTGCCGGTTCGTTGAGCGCGCTACGCGGCGCACTAATGGCAACCGGATTTGGCGCGGTTATTGTGGGGGTTGGCACGCTTGTCCAGCAACTGATGAACGCGGATAGTTGGTTGCGTGTGTTCTTAGCGCGGATTGGCTTGCTGACGGCGACCACCAAAAAGCAAGCAGAGGCGGTCGCCGAAAGTACTCGCCAAGAGATCGCAGCTCTCGAAGCCCAGCAAGCCTCTTCGCGTGCTGCCGCCGAAAGAAGAGGCAGAAACATTGAAGAAACAGATACTATCAAAAACCGCGCTGAGGCAATCCGGCGACTAACCGAAAAACTGAAATCGCAGGAGAGGCAAGTCAAAAGCCTTGCTGAAGCCGAGGCGTCGGCAAATGCGCCCGTTGTGCTGCTTGATTTTAGTAAGGAAGACGATTCAAAGGACAAACTCAAAAAGGATATTGAGGACCGCGAAAAGCTGCGCAAGGAAGAAATGCAGCGCCAGCGCGAGCGGCTGCAAGAGGGCTTGCAGGCGATCCGCGAAAGCCAGCTAACCGAGCGGCAAATGCTGTTCGCGCACCTGCTGGAGAAAAAGGCTTTAATAGATGAGGCCTATGAAAATGATTTGGTTACAGACGCCGAGCGAAAACAACTTTGGCTAGAGTTGCAGGCCGAGCATAATAGAAAGATGCTCGAACTGGAGGATCGAAAGCAGCAGGAAGAGGCAGCCAAAAAGGGCGCGCTGTTCCAACAGATATCCAACTTGCAAAAGGGTAAACTCGGAGAGCAATTAAGCAACAACGTCAAATATTGGGGGCAATTAGTCCAACAGTCTGGCGTCGGAGGGAAGCGGCTATTTGCGGTGCTCAAGATTTTTGGCGCGGCTGAGTCGCTAATTAACGCTTTTCGCGCATTTAACCAAGTACTTGCTGATCCCACATTAGGCTTTTATGCGAAATTTGCGGCAGCTGCTGCGGTATTGGCTTCTGGCCTGCAAATGGTGGCGGCTATTCAAAGCGCATCTATGGGAGGTGGCGGTGGCGGTGGTGGTGGCGCCGCATCAGCGGCGGCAGGCCGCGGCGGTGGTAATCCAACCGTTGCGCCACAAGAGACGCGCCCGCGCGGGCCATCTGTTAGCCTAACGCTAGTCGGTGACCAAGGCTTTAGCCGCGCGCAGATCGTACAAATTGCAGAGGCGTTGAACGATGCAGGCGATGAAGGACAACTTGTGCAGATCACGGGGCGGCGATAATGGGCGTTGAAACCGAAGCAGGCTACACTTGGACCAGCGGCAAGAATGCTCGCCTGCTCCACGCCGGGAACAAATTGGTGATCAAGACGATTACGGC